CTCTTGTCTTCTTCTGACGAACGGGAAGTTTCAGCCGTAGCGCGGGAAGTTTCAGCAGCCTTTCTCTTGTTTTCTTCTGATACCCGGCCTGTCTCCGCTGACTTGCGGGCTGCTTCGGCAGATACACGTTCGGATTCGACGGTAACACGGTTAGATTCGGCAGCCACACGCGAGGTTTCATTTGTTTCTCTTGTCGCTTCATCTGTTTTCCGCTTATCCTCGGCAGAAACACGGGTAGATTCAGCGGTAGAACGACCTGTTTCAGCGGTTTTCCGTTTATCTTCTTCCTTCACACGTTCCGATTCAGCAGAAGAACGACCTGTTTCAGCGGTCTTACGTGCATCTTCATTGCTTTTACGTGTTTGTTCATCCGAGACACGTTTATTTTCTGTATCAACACGTCCGGATTCAGCAATTACCCGTTTACCTTCAGCAGTTACGCGGGCCGCTTCTTCCGACTTACGCGCATCTTCATTTTGCTTTCTGATATTTTCAGCAGAGGAACGTCCAGTTTCAGCCGTAACACGTTCTGTTTCGGAAGTCTTTCTTTTATCTTCTTCGGACACACGGGAAGTTTCGGCAGATTTACGTGCTGATTCGGAAGCTACTCTCTCGGCTTCTGCTGTTCCTCTTCCTGTTTCGGAATCTTTTCTAACCTGCTCGTTAGCTTCTCGTGTACCTTCAGCGGTAGCACGTTTCTTTTCTGCATTATCCCGTGCAGTTTCCGCAGTAGATCGTCCTGTTTCAGCGGTCTTACGTGCATTCTCATTAGTGATACGCACTGATTCAGCAGCTTCCCGGGCTTGCTCTTCACGGGAACGATTCGTTTCGGCTGTCTGCCTGGATTGTTCGGAAGCATTACGACGGGATTCGGCTGTTTCACGGGCTGATTCATTGCTTTCAACAGTTGCTTCTAATTGCCGCATATCGGTAGTAGCTGTTTTTGCATCACTCGTAGCCTTGAGCATATTATCCAAGGCAGTCTGAATCTTCTCTAAACCAAATTTAAGGCTTGTCTTAACACCGTTAATTACTCGGTAGCCGATAGTGAAGAAGCCCTTCATGTTCTGGGATTCATCTAATTCTGATATTCTTTTCTTCTTTAATGGCATGGCAAATCAATTTAAATCTATATAAAACTCTCCGTCCTCTGTTATGATAAACTCGCCCGCTTCGGATGAAAGCAGGAACTCTGTATCTTCAATCCGGAAGCAAGTAAACACGAGCTTCAAAGTAAATTCCCACCAGACACCACCTCTTAACGTAAAATTGTTTGTCTGGCAATCTTTATAGTAGCAAGGGTAACTTTCACTCCATCCATCACAGTATAATACCCTCTCCGCATCGGAATATTCATAACCTTCATTATCGGTCTTCGTTGTCAGTTTAGTTAGATCATAGAGTAAGGCATCATGGTTACGCCAAAACGCTTCGATTGTTTCTGTCCTCATTAGGCATTTGAGAGAGACTTCCTTAGTTTGGAACTTCACTACTTCACCATCATAGATTGCTCCGTCCAGACGTTTGAAGTTCTGCAATAGGTTTTTCTTTACCGTCGGAGCTTTCAGTATTTCAGCATCACTACCTTTCAAAATGGCTACACTATATTCCGACAAATCCCGATTATCAATTTCATACCCCTTTGGCATAGGAATAGAATTCACGGGTTCCTGGTATTCATAATCAGAATTTCGTGGAAAGTCGTTAGCAAAAGTTATCTTTACGACTTGAAATCCCGGATAGATTGTATAGCTGTTCTGTGAGGAAAGACGTAAACGATAAGTTCTATCAAGAATAGGAAAATAAAATTCATGATATCCCATATCTGATAAAATAGCAATTAATCCACTAAATCCCAGATCGTCTTTACAGGCAAAATCAATACTCAATTCATAGGTGTTTAACGTCAAGCTAGAAAGGTCTATTTCAATACCATCTTCTTCCGGCCAATCATTTTTATCATCCGATTCTTTAGCAGGAGGAAATGCCACAAGATTATCATAGCTTCCTTTTATAATACATATACCGAGAGTGGTATATGTATTATCTCCATCTATAAAACAAATTCCTTTCATCTTACGAGCTTTATTCCTTTATCATTTATCTTTTCAATACCTGTTTTCATCGACTTCATATCCTTCTCTATACCTTCCAATCTAGCTGTATTAGTATCAATATTCGAAAGGTGTCCAACAATGGCATTCATATTGTCTTTGATAATTTTCACGTTTTCATTTATGGATGTAGATATGGTTTTAATATCTCCAATACCAGAGGTGATACCTTGAAAAATGAGAGTATGCAACTGTAACTCTGTTTTTATGTCCGCAATCAAGACATTAGCCATGGTGAATCTACCATTCAATTCATCTGCAGAATCTTGCGACATAGAAGCAAATCCTTTTTTTGATGCTTCGCGTTCCGAATCCTCATCAGTAGTCCACCCATACATCTCTGCCATGGCATCGCGCTTTGCTTTCATCTCATCAGCAATCTGTTGTCCTTCCGTCTTCAAATTATCATATTCATCCTCAATCGTACCATTTTTCATGGCATTGTTAAGTTTTTCTCTCCAGTCCATTAACCGATCCATGTACTCTTCTTTAAGCATGGAATTTAGAATAGCATTCTTCATGTATTCCTCGAAACTGTCGGCAAAGTCTGCACTATCGGCATCCATGTCTATAAGTAAATCCTGAAAGTCTGAACGAAGAGAAGCATAATCAATGAGTGTTGTGTCTACTATTTGTTGTTCCAACACCTCTGCAACCTTTCCTACCCCATTCGCGATTTGATCAGCGAATTTCTGTGTATCAGAATCAAGTTGAGACCAAAATATGCCAGCATCCGATTGCAACTTTAAAAGTTGTTCATCAGTCAAATCAAACAGACCGGTCATACGACCGCCCATTTTATTTTTAAATTCATTTACCGACATGCCTAATGCTTTTGCAGCCTGCTTCCATCCTTCCCCGGACATATCATCTACTTCATCATACCCCTTTGAATGTGACTTTCCAGAAGCACCAGAATTGAGATACTGCCGGCCTAATACTTTTGCATTCTCACTTTGCAATTTTATGTTAGCAATAGCAGCTTCATAAACAGCGTTTGCAGTATCTCCTGTTAAAGTTTCCGCTAGTTCTAACTGCTTTTCAATTACCCGATCGAGGATATTAATATAGGATTCATACGCTTCTTTCGCTTTCTCGTATTTCTCGGTCGTATCGTCTTTGCCGAACATATCGAAGATTTTCATAGCTATCTGAACGGCTGCACCAATGATAGCTAGAATAACAGATGCCTTTTCAACTGTACTTATTGCATTAGCAGAGGTATCGGCAGCTGCTTCAACCCCTGCCATTGCAGTCATTGTAAATGAGCCGATACTGCCAATAAGGGAAATAATCTCACCAGCCGGACCACCGATCGATTTACCCAGTTCGTCTATGGTATCCGCTAACTCCGAAATCTGTGTTCTAACTTCTTTTTCTGCCTTCTTAACCTGATTATCTTTTTTTACAACCTTATCTTTTGCTGCATTATACTTTTCGGTTTTCTTCTTTACTAGGTCAAGTGCCTGCGCTTCGGACAAATAAGCTTTTGTAGATTCAATTTTACCGGTTGCAGGATTATACTTGGATGAAGAAATCCCATTTTCAATCTTAGAACCACCTTTGACTGCTTCGGCCTTTGTCCTGGCATTTTCTAACTCAATCTGTGCATTAGCCAACTCTTCCTCCGCTTCTGCTAGTTCCTTCTTCTTGTCAGATAATGACTGAAACGGATTACGGGAATCCAATTCGTCCATGATGGATTGAATCGTACTCGTATATTCGCGAAGTTGATCGGGAGACAAAACTTGCGCTGCCGCACTTTTCGCATTTTCAAATTGAGTAAGAAGAGAATTCAATGTTTCAGTAGACGTTTCCTTTAAATTTTCAAAGGCACGTATATAGTCCGGAGATTTTTTCAACTGTTCATAATCAAACCCCATGAGGGATTCACCCTTCATTTTTGTAGCCTGTGCTATTGAACGGTCTGTCTGCTGAACTTTCTCTGTTTTGCCTTCCTTCTGAAACTTCTCCCTTTGAATACGAAGAGCTTCAATATCATCATTGAACCTCTTCTCGATTGCAAGCCTTTCATCGGTGTAATTCTGGTACTGCTCCAAAAGAGCTTTGGATAAAGTTGCTTCCGCCTTTTCCCTTGTCTCAACAGCAACCTTATCATATTCATTTAGCGTATCCTGTTTCTTCTGTGAAAGGTCCTCTTTAGTTTTTGTTTTGGGAACGAAAACAAGGCCTTCCTCTTTATACTTCGGATGTTCTTTCTCCCACTCTTTACGCTCCGTGTCCTGTTGGTCCTTTACATATTCAGCAGTACGACGATCGTTGTCTGCTTTGGCTTTCCGATAATTAAGTTGAATTTGTTCCTGCTGTTTCTTGAAACCTTCGTCCATGGCATCAATCTTAGCTTGAGAGAGTTCAAGTTCAGCCTGTACAGCTTTCTCTATATCCTGTTGATTCTGCTCGTCAATTAGGCGCTGACGCTCGGCTTTTTCAACTTTAAGTTTATTCTCTTCTTCCTTCTTCTTTTTCTTGGCCCCTAGTGTTCGCTTATCGTCTCCTGTCAATGTCGCCAAAGCAGATTCAGCCTCTTTCAAATCTTTAGCCTTATCTTCAAGAACAGACTTTACGGTTTTACCTGCATCCACTTTAGTTTTACCACTCCGCAAATCTTCAATTTCCTGTTTCAGCTTTTCCACCTTTGCAGTAGCATCGGTAACCTCTTTTGTAATATCAGGAACCTTATTTTTTTTAGCTTCTTCATCTGCCTTACCTTTATTCAATGCTTGTGCTTCTTTCAACAAACGAATATTATTCAGCATCTCCCCTTCCCCCATAAGATTACTGACGGAGCCATCATGTTTGATAACAACTTGTTTCTTTTCTGATTTGTTGAAGCGTTCAAGAGCAGCCTCATACATAGCTATATCTTTTGCAATCTGTTCGGCTGTCAGATTGATATATTCATTAGTATCATAACCGAGTTTTTCGTGGATGTCCTTCATTGTATTTTGCAAAACCTCACTATTTCTTATGAGTGCATTAACATTGAACTGAACATCATTTCCGACTCTTGTTTCATTCATTGATACACCCGGAACAACAGTATTCGAAGTTGTAAACTCTTTAGTTAATGTATCTACTATTTTTTGAGTTTCAGAAGATAACCCTCCACCAAACTTCAAATCATTCTTTATCATCTGCATAATTGCAGAAATCTCCCGGTCAACCCCCTTCTTATCCCTAAATTTATCAGAATCCCGAATAGCTTTTTCCAAATTTTCGGTAAGTTCTCCCTGCTTCTCCGCCCAATCTTTTTGAGCTGTAGAATGAGAATCCGCAATAGCTCTATCAAGTGCCGCCTGTTTAGCGGCCGCACTAACAGCCCCATATGCTCTCGCAACATCATCTAAAGCGTTTTTTTCATCACCTAAACCCTTCAAGTATTCACCATACTTATCTAAAATGGCTTTCTTTGCATCTTTATAATCTTCTGTACTTTTCTTTGCCTTATCTAGTTTGCCGAACAAACGATCTATTTCTGCCTGTTCAGCATTCGTTTCTGAATTGAATTCCTGTATACGCTTATTCAATTTCACCTGTGCCTTCTCTGCATCCGTCTGATAAGTAATAAGTTTATAGATTCCATAAGATAACCCAACTATAGCAGCCGCAGCCAATACATACGGATTTGTAAGCATTGACAAACCTAACGCTTTTGATGCCGCAGCTAATCTCGTCTTGGCAACTGTCAAAAAGTTTGTTGATCTCGTATTTACATTCTGCGATACTGTATTAAGTTGAGTAGCCGCAGTTTCTGCCACTTTGCCCGCTGTAGAAGAGTTCGTGTAGGCCGTTGTTGTATTTGTTCTAGCTGCTTCAAGTTGTTTGGCCGCAGAATATTTATTGCTCTCTGCTGTTGCAAGTTGTGTCTCTGCTATTTCTATACTTCTAGCGTTACCTGTTTTTAATGCAGCATTATATTTCATGTTAGCTGCCGCTACCTCTAATTCAGCAGCTTCAAAATTAGCTGCCGCAAGACTTGCAGTATTAACAGCCTCTTCGTATTGTGACTTAGCTTGCAATGCCTTTAAACGCAAAGATTCTACATTTGCAGCAGCTTCCACACGCATAGATGCAATTAATTCCGCTTTTGCCTGCGTTAATCTTCCACTTGCTACAGCCTGTTCCAGATCAGCATTAGCAGACTTTTCTTTGGCAGGAATTAATTTCGAAAGTTCTGTAATTTCGGCAGTATATTTTATACCAGTTACCGTACTCTGAACAGATGCAACTGCGATAATAGCAGCTTTCTGAACTCCATACATAGCTATGAGAGCAGCGAGAGCAGTGCCGACTTCCTGATAATGTTCAATTAAGTAAGCTGTACCATCAAGAGCTGTATTAATAACTCCATCACTTGCCTGACCTAGCTCATTGAACATCATATCAAGATTATCACCTATGTTAGAAATCTTACCAGATACGGATTTAGATTGTTCTTGCATGAGGTTGAAGAACATTCCTCCCTTATTGGTAAGGTTATCAACAACCTGTTCCAACTTGTCAAAACCAATCTTACCCTCTGCGGCTAAATCCTTTATTTCATCCTTATTCACTCCCATAACCTTTGCTAGCTCGGAGAAAATAGGTACACCACGTCCGGCAAACTGATTCAAATCCTGCGTCATTAGTTTGCCTTGGGTCATGCTTGTACCATAAAGATACACAAGGTCACCAATAGGCTGACTTAATCCGGCCGCAATATTCCCTAAACGAGTAAGTTTGTTTATAACATCTTCGGAAGCCGTCCCGTATGCGACAAGCTGTGTAGCAGATTGAGAAACACCTTTCAAATCAAAAGGAGTAGTAGCAGCAAAGTTAACGAGCTCACTCATCAACTTTTGAGCCTTTTCCCCCGACTGGAGCATCGAGGTAAATTTGATTTCAAGCTGTTGGAATGTCCCATATACTGAAACCATTTCAGAAGCGAGACGCTTCGCCATATCAATAGATAAGAAAGCCATACCGGCAGCCTTCATCTGCGAGAAAGACCTGGCAACAGACTGGCTAGCTGTATCTGTATGGTCCTGCATCATATCAATATTCTGAACGTATTTCTGAACGTTTCTCTGCATTTCAGAAATATCCAGAGTAGCCTTAATACCTATTGTTCCCTGTGTCTCCATCTTTACATAAATTGAGCAAAATATTCGTTAGCATGAAGTTCCTTTGCCTTTTCTTCTCTTTCTTCCTTTGGCTTAGTACCTGGAATAGCCGCATTGAGTAACATGATATTGGAATATGACCTTTCGTTGACAACCTCTTCATAACTCATACGGTAGTATTTCATCACTCCGCTAATTGTTGACCAAGGGCTGTCGCTTCTGGTGTATTCGTCGGTTTCGTTGTCTCGTTTAGACCTTTTAGGAAAATGATAGTGCTTAAAAAAAAAGTGGCATCCATAGTCTGTGCCATATAGTCCTGCAATTTTTTGTATTTGCGAACCGTTAATCTTTTCTTGATGAATTTACCAAATAGTTTTCTCTTCCAAGTAGCACGAAAGATCGTCATTACTGCAATATCAGACATTCTATCCGCTTCTTCATAATATACAAGAGTGGCTGACACGCTTGTCCGACCATTTAGTTTCGATTGGTCTACTTCCTTCATATCCTTCGAAATAGAACCAATATCAAACAACTGTGTAAACGTCAATGGTCTAACCATGAAAGGAATCATACCAAACCAAAGAAAAATTGGGCGTTCTGCAATAGTGTCGGCCACTTGCTTTTGTACATTGTCTTTTTCCATCTTTACCTCAAATTAAAAAGTCCCGGCCCGTAATGACCGGGACATTTACAACAACCTTTTCGATGATGCACAATGCTTGTTATCCCTACTCACATCTCAACAATCATCTTTTCACCTAAAAACTATGCAGCGGAAGCCGGATTCGAACCGGCGACATTTAGGCAGTAACCCGCAACCTAACGTTTTACCAACTGAACTATTCCGCTCCCTTTTATCCTTCCGGAACGACTGGTGCCGTATAGATTTTATTTCTTGCACCGCTTACCTCCTTGCCTTCTTTATTAAGGTTGGCAAGTTTCTTGAATTCAAGATTGAAGTTAGGGAACCCCGATTTACCGATGCTTCCTGTTTTGGTAACTTTCACCTTCATACGAGCCCATTGGAAGATACGAGAAGGGAAGTCTTGAAAATCTTTCGTTTTCAACTCCACGCCCTGATTAGCGAGAGAGAAACCAGGCGTTTCTTCATTCCACTCTTCTTTCTTTGTATATCCCATTAGATATTTGTAGGCTTCCTCACCCATGTCGTAAGTTTGGACTGTGAAGCCCTCGCTACCGACATCCGAAGGAAGAGAGGCATAGAGAGTATTCATATCCTCGACCTCGATATCCGTATCACCGGGGGCTTGGTCGTTGAAAGACATAGAATCTTTCACAATTGCCGTAACAAGAAATTTAACAGCTACCTTCTCAAAATCCGGATAAGTTCCGGCTGTTTCTCCGGATTCAAGAGCCGGAGCTAATTTCAGGTATTCAATACCATATACCGCAGTTTTTGACATAACTAACCATTTTAATTATAATACAATACTTTAATTTTAAAATTCTGGTAACTCGTTCCGTCCTCATCCGGAAAGAACGAATCATCATAGAGAGAGAATTCAGCACCCAAACGGATAGTGAAAGCATTCTCCTCGGCATCCTTCGTTTCTTTGAACAGGGGTAAAACAAGTGCTGAAATCTGATCTATTCTTCCACTATCCGGCTCTCCTGTATCGATATCTTTCACATGGATGTTGATATTAGCATAGCCTTCCTGCAGTCCGCTTTCTTGCGGAAACGGAAGATGATTGACTACAATATATTCAGAGCCGGAAAAATTATTCTTCCTCCTATTCTTGAATATCTGAACGCCAACATTTCCAGTAGTGAGCATCTTACAAATTTCAGTTATAGCCTGTTGTCCTGTCATTGATTAAATCCTGCTTTAGAAAGAATCCTCCTAATTTTAGTCTGCACCTCCCGTTTCAAATACTTTTCAGTAGATGATAGTACATCATATCCCCGGTTCTCTACAGGTCTGGCATAATTCATACCTGCTACAATTATCAAATCAAACCCCGAATCACCGATCATCTCTTGAATCTTATAGTCAGCAAGAAAAGCCTTTTTGTCTGTTATCTCTGCACTCTTTTTAAAGCCGTATTCTATGATTTCACCATCATAAGCAATCACATAACCTATTGAGTTGCGCAAATTGCTTGTACGGTCTTTATAAGTGCCATGTTCACGAGCATGATTTACTGAACCTTCACCAATTACATAGAGATTGAAAAGCACCGCCCGCTCAACACGTTTAACCGCTTCCTCTAATATAGACGGAACCTTATCCCAATCTCCTGTTCGTTTCCAACTCATAAAAATATGCTCAACTTTCTTTTCGTAGTGCCACAACCGGCAACCGTCATTACCTTTTGGGAAATAGAACCGTCAGCTTTAGTTATGCGCACTTTGTCATTCAGCACCGGGATAATCGCAGGAACATACATTGTAATCTGATAGCTATAGACGAAGTCTTTTCCATCGGCAGCCGGAACAGTCTTTGCAGACGAATTCCCGTGAATCTTACAGTCTCCAAGGGGAAACCATGATTCCGGAATCCGCACGGGATTAAAGTTCTCATCATGGGAGCCTTCACCTGGAACATACAACTCTATTTTATCTTCATACCACATATCACTCACCACATACAAGAACCGTCCTCAATCTCTGTCACATCACCAGAAAGAAACTCGGAGGTATCGAAACTAAACTGTTTGCAAAGCATCGATATGTGCTTTGTCAAGCCGACAATATCATACGAGTTGGAACAATCAGCCTCACTTTCAGAAGACAAGGTACGCATTCCTGATAAGTAGGAAAGTACGGCAGACACAACTTTTCTCTTATCTGTACAGTCCTCCTCCGGTTTCAACCCCACATCATCCAACAAATCTTTCACCGTTAGCGGAGAAGGATTATAGTGCAAACACTTCGCTATGAATACCTCCGAATTTGTCATTTCTTCAACTCTTCCAATCTTGCCTGAATAGCATCAACGACAGTTGAGCGAGGTTTTTCAGCCGCATTCTCTGATGCAAGATACTCGTTCAGTTTCTCAACATCGGTGAATGAAACTACCAAAGAAATAACCTCTTTAGCTCCTTTAGATAGATCAATGTCAGTTACAACTTTAGAAGTCTTCACCTCTACCGCTAATTTACGCTTAATCACATCTTTTGCACGCTCTTCGTCGAAATGACTAATTACTGTGCCAGGTTGATAAAGTCCACCAGTTTCTTTATCACGAAATGTTTTAATTGCTATAAGTTTCATACAACACTTTTTTAGCCAACGGGAATTTCTTCTCCATCGGGATATGGAACATTCGTATTTCTAACTTTGAGATTTACGATACCGTTAATACATGAGATAATAGGAACTGCACGCCAAGAACCTTGTGTGTACTCTGCGGCTTGCTGTCCGGTTGACTCACCCGTAGTCCATTTTGCAATACGAATAGCGTCTCCGGCATCGGTATATTGAACTTGTGGATCCGGCATGATTGCATTGTCCTCAAATGCAGGCTGAACTTCGCCTAACTTGCCATCATCCGTTTTCGGGATGAATGCAATTACATCATCATTCCACGGATTGATGTTAGTAGGAATACCATCTTTCTGATAAGCTGTCCGCTTGTTGATTTCGATGATATTAGGAATCTTCATGGATTTCAGATAAGCCGAGAATTCATCTTCTGTCAGAGAACGGGTATTCTTGTCTTTACCCAAATATCCGGTACGTAAACCAATACTACGCATCATCCAATACTTGGTAACAGGAGCCATCAACAAAGCATCGAAAGTAACGCCTTTATTGGCATACTCATAAACAATCTTCTGCAGAATACGTACTGCATCAATAGCCGCATTATCAATGTTCTCCTCGGTCCATTCCTTATCAGAATCAACCATCTGTTTGTTTTCTTCTGGCATACCATAATCAACCAGATACTTACGTCCTTCCGGATTATCGATAGCTGGGTCGAAAATAGCCATACCACCACCAGAGAGTGCTTTCAGAATAATTTCATCCGCCACATCCTTGCAACCGAGATAAGCATCTTTGTAATCACCGAACAAACATTTCTGAATTTCCTTCAACTTCTGAACGGGATTAATACGATTATTTTCGTAAACCATCAGCATGGTACGCAATGTCTTCGCATCCGTTTTGAACTTGTGTCCTACACGGGGAATCTCACCGTTCCACAGTTCAAACCCTCTACCAGCGCGTAATGGAGTATCAGCATCGTTTCCGATGATAGAAGCACGGATACGAACACTATATTTCCCCATGATACCTTCGGCAGTCAAACCTAGTTGAGGAGGACGGAAATCGAACCAACGATCAACGTAGGTCTGTTCCCAAAGCGTTTTATTTTCCAGAGTTGCTTTATCAAACATGATCTGCATTGTGCCGATCAAGTCAATAGGCTTCCCTGTTTTTACGTCATTGATTTTAAAAGTCGAAAAAATAGATTTCATTTATAGCCTCCTTTCTTAGTAAGAATCAGTGAATTGAATGTTTGGGTTGTCTTTCAAGCACATTCCTTGAATGAACTTCTCCGGAATAGGAGGAATACGTCTTTTGTAGTACATTTCTCCCTTAGAATTGATAGCAACGTCCACAGATACCTCATCAAGACCTATATAAGTCCCCATCGGTTCAGCTCCCACAGTAATTCCTTGCGGATGCTCGATAGGGAAAACAGCCGGAGCTTTACTTTCACCCTCTGCAGTTCCTTCAATCACTTCAAACAAAGCATCACCAACCTTCAAGCCAGCAATAGCCTTATCAAGTACGATAACAAAGCCGTTACGATCATTAATAATTTTCGTGATACTTGCAGTATCTTCGAAATTGCCGGAATCGTTCATTGCAACATGATCCCCGACCATGAAAATGGGAGAAAGGAATTCATCATTTTGCAAAGAGACTTTCTTCGCATCGGTTGCATCAATTGCTACAACACGGGATGATTTCAACACGACAACTTGCCGGGACGATGTTTCATCATACTCGGCAAGAGAAGCAGAAGGAATAATAACGCCAACCGGATAGTTGACCTTCTCCTTGTTCAGATTAAATCCACCTACTACTCCGATAGCCGGAGAACCAGTGCAGATAGAACGAAATCCACCAACTTGCTTTTTTCTAAATTTCATGTCATTTGTAAATTAAACATTAAACGTTCTGTTCTGGAACACCTAAAGATTTCAACCAGTCAGCAGCTACAGCATCCTGCACCTGTGAATCAGACGCTTGCGACCCATTGTCTTCTGCAGGTTTCAGGCCTTTTGTAATGAGGTGCTGTTTGTACCCCGTTAAATACTCTTCCGGATCTTTATCTTCCGGAACCGTAACGAACTGCATTTCATCCTCTGTTAATCCCAGTTTCTTCATCGCATTAGATATGGCAGCTTGTCGATCAGTCTGGCTCTTATCTTTTTTAAGAGTTTCAATCTCATCCTTATAAGGCTTAATTGCAGCTTCCAACTTTGAAGTAAAATAGCTATCCAACTCTTCCGTTGTATAACTCGTCTTAACTCCCTTGTTACCATCTACGCCTTCACCACCTGCTGTTATAGGTTTCCCGTCCTTTAAACCGTGTTTTTCCTCATAGTTTTTAATAGAGGAAACATTTGCTTCATTAGCCCGGTAGTCCCCGTAGGATTTAACTACGTCTTGAAAGTTGATGCCGTCTACAATTCCCGTAATCTGACTTTCATCCGTCACACCTTCCGTCTTTTTAGTTGCAATTCTTTCCAGAATGGCCTCGTCAACACCCACAAATTTGGTTTTTAACGCTTCTAAAAGTTTCTTTTTCATATCCAAATTGATTAATTTGCGGTAAAGATATAAATTATTCCAAAGATGCGTTTATTAAACTCATTTATTTTTTATAGTCACAACTCACGATATTTTATATAATTACATATCAAACAATGGAATAATTCAAAAAAACAAATCTAACTATTTTCATATATTAAATATATGATATATATTTGCGATCTATAAAAGAGTTTATTAAACACATATATTTATTATTTATACAGAAAAGTATTATTAACCATTTAACGCAACGATTATGACAGTAAAAGAATTATCTAAATTGAAGAAAGGTGAGTTTTTCCGTTTAAAAAACAGCGAGAAGGCTCCGGTTTGGGTCAGGGGTGAATATATTTCATCAGAAAGAAAATACAGTACATACAAATATGAAGATTCTAATCATGAAAAACTGATTAGAGGAACTACAAAGGTATTCGTAGACTTTATATATTAACAAAATGGCAAATAGTTACGAAGCCCCTATAGAGGTAAGGGAACTTGAAAAACTGATAAATAACTTCACATATCAAAATGGTTTTGATGTTAGCCAAGTTTTCAATGATTTCCTCACCTATATAATCCACTATTTTACACCGGATGCAAAACCGCTAGAAAATTGGAAATATAAACCGGAACAAACATCTGTTTTCTGGGACATGTTTCGAGAGTGGATTAAAATTATGGAAAAGCAATTAGTCTGCAATGAATGGTATGATCCTTTCGGTGATTTATATATGTCTTGCGTGGCAAGTAAAATGAAACAGCAAGGAACCGGACAGTTCTTTACTCCGACCGGTATCTGTGATATGATGAAAGAAATAAATGATAATAATGAAAAGGCTACAGGAAAATATATCAATGACCCGGCATGTGGTAGCGGACGAACATTACTTGCCTGGCATGTCCGGAATATTGGGAACTACCTTTGTGCCGAAGATATAGACCGAACCTGCTGCCTTATGACTGTGTGTAACTTTATCATTCATGGGTGTGTAGGAGAAGTTATATGTCACGATAGTTTAGACCCTAACTCTTTTTATGCTGGTTGGAAGATTAATGAACGATTGAACACTACCTGCTTCTCTCCAATACCACTAATAACCGTTCGGGAAATTACCAAAGAGGAATCTATTACTATCAAAATCTGGGAAAACATCAGGTTAGAACATGAAGCCTCAAAGGAAGTTCCTAAACCAACAATAGAGGAAAATCTACCGAAAAAGGTTAAAACAATCACACTTAATCCAGAAAGTGTCACGAAAAGCAGGGATAATGTGCCCAAAAATCCTCTACAACTAAGTTTATTTGACTTCGATTAAAACTGATGAATCTGTTTCGTATATTAATTATTTGAACTATATTTGTAAATAACTTATAAAATTATCAGTATGGAAACATTAGACAAAATTTTAAGTGAGATTGACAGTGATAAGCATCTAACACTTCATACAACTGTGGCATTAGATTCTTTAGGATGCGACATAGTTCCTAAATTACAAAAACATATATCATCCGATAGAAGATATGGAAGTATTACAGAAGATGAAATATGGAGTAAGATAAAAAATGGTGAGTTCAGTAGCCAAATCGTTAGAAAAGTATTAATTAAAGACTAAAATTTATGAATGCGAGTAATTTTAAAATAGGAAACTGCATTTGCTTAAAAATGGATATTCCAGCAAGTAACCCTAGAACTTTTACCAGAGAATACAAGAAAGTAATAGCAATAGATAATGACAAAAACATTATCACAGTTGCGGATGATAACGGTCAATTTGAAATAAACTGCAACCTTTGTGGAAATATGATAGAAGGTATTCCTGTAAATGGGAGCACTCTTGAAAGTATAGGATATATTGAGATAGAAAAAAAACATCTCTATGGTCTTGTGGGAATAACAGTTTATGAAAAAGAACTGTCATTACAGGATGGAACACATATCGTAATTGATATTACAAAAAACGGAGCAGACTACGTTTGTATTATGGAAAAACCAACATCAAGTGCACTTATGGGTTGTGAGTATATCAGAGTGCCATTCATACATAACTTGCAAAATTTAATAGCAGATAAATATAAGCGATTATACCCAATAAATCCAAGTCAGTTTATTTTCGAAAAGAAAGATGAAACAAGGAAGTAAAGTATACCACGTTGAATTCCCGGAACCAATAGAGGTCGAAGGAAAAACAGATAAGCATTTCTATTTTGGCTCACAAGCGGCCATTTACGATACTTTTTCTGCTGAACAGTTAGGAATAAGCTACGGCTATCTAAAGTCCAGATTTCACCTAGAGGAAAAGCCGTACAGCAACGATAAGTGCACCATCCGGTTAGGCGAATTAAGGAGGAAAGAGAAAGAAAGGTAATTTTAGGCGTTTTTAAACGGTCCAAATCTTTAAGAAAGAAAGGGCAGGCCGGAACGGACGCCCTTTCTTTCTTATTTTACAACATTGCAAAATCATTATTTCCTGATTATCTTTGCAGTGCAAATCAATAAAAAGTAAAAACAATGATGAATTACACAAACCCAAATCAGGTAATCTCCCCCAAAAAGTACCTGAAAGTCATTAATGTTATATTTGATGGGGGACTCTATTCTTTTTCAATTGCAGAATTGGAATGGGAAAAAAACAAAGTGTACGGAATGAGATGGAATGTCGGCAGAAATGAATGGGATAACCCTGACAAAAAAAGTGGCCTGAAAATTTGTCTAGGAATGCCTGTTTCAAGAGCTCGCCCAGTATGGTTTATTCTTCCAGATGTCATATCCAAATCTTTTGATCGAATAATTGCGGACGAGTTGGAAAGGTTAAAATCAGAAGGATATGAGGTCTAACTTATTGTTTCCCTAAAATTTATTTGTATTTTTGCATTGCGGAAAGAGTGAGGGAAGTAATGTTCCCGCTTTCTGCACCAGCCCGGGCGGAGCAATAATCCGCCCTTTTTATTAAAATCTAAATATGAAAAAACTATATATAATTTTAGGCATACTAAATATCGTCTCAATAATTCTATTGTTCCAAATCATTTTTGGTTTGATTCCATCTTTTGAATGCGACTACCCTGTAGACAAGATAGATAAAATAAACAGTTTAATTGTAGACCTTAGTATTGGGGTAATTACAAGTACTTTCTTCTATTACATCTTAGTATATATACCGGAGAAAAGAAAGGAGAAAGTCATAAGAAGTATTATATCGAATGATTTGCTTTATATAGCTAATAATATGCAAATGGTACTAGCATATGTAGTTAAAATCTACTCATTAGAAGTTAAGGACAAGTATTACAGAAAAATACCACAAAAAGAACTTTTAAAGATAAAAAATGAAACTCATACAAAATTTGAAACAATCTGCTCCTTTAACGTTGAAATAAATCCAAGTATATTGGTTGAAAATTCAGCTTCCATAAATACTGACGTTAATAGTTTGAATTATACAGCAAAAGAAATATTGGAAAGAATCAAAAACATAAATAATATCCCCAATATTATATCCGAAGATGAGATTTTAATTTCAACCTTAGACAAAATATCCAGATGTTCATTTTATACTAATACTAATTCTATAGATAAAAAATCAAAAGACTTATTCGGCAACGACTATGAACGTCTATCTTTAATATTCAATTTTCATTCAATCAGAGAATTACATAGCCTTTATGTTACTCTTACTAAATATATCACTCCGTACGTCTTTAGTATAAGCAAGAACTAATGTTGATTACATTAGTTCTTAAAAAAATAAGATAATACAATTTAATACCTGTTTTTTATTTAGGGACTCTCCATAATATTGTGTAAATAGAAAACTTCGGGATTCTTCTCGTATTTTTTTTTATTTATATATTAACTTTGTAAAAAAGCAGATTTTATGGACATCCCAAAAGAATTTTTAAGTAAAGAGTTCCTGTCTCAGTTTAAGACAGGTGAAGATGTTACCGCTTTCATGAAAGAGCTTCAT